GCGATTCCGCTGTCCACCAGCCAATAAGGATCTCCCATTATTTCTAAATTTACAGAGATGAGATCGGCACTGTTACCACTTAGAAACGCCTGTTGCATGGTTTCTGCCACATTCTGTTCCACTGATTTGGTTCCTGACCCGCCTTTATAACCTTTCAACAGTCTTGGATCTCTTTTTGGCCTAGCTCTGCCTAATTGTGCTGCCTGAGAAGCAGGTGCACTTCCTTGACCTGTTCCGGTAGTGGGGTTTAAAGTTTCTGCGGATGTTTGATCTTGGTTACCAGTCTTTGATGACTTGTTTTCCGCTGCAGGATTAGCCCCTGTGAAAAACAAGTTATTAATATCGATATCAAATCTAAGAATATCAACATTCTGGCCGGTATAGATATATTGATATTCTTTGACCACTGATTTCATCAGTTCATGATATCCCACAGGAGCTGCATTGACGTTGGAAAATATTGATTGATGGATGTAATATGGCACCACTCGATATGTTATTTTTTTAGCAAAGTCGCCTGTTAATGTGTCTAGGTTTAAAAGTTCAATCTGAGCATCTAATTTAAACCACTTGATATATCCTTCTGGAGTTACTTTATCATTAATAGCACTATAGGCATATTTAGAACTTAAAACAACCTGATTAATAATGGCGGTCAGTGATTGTCCTTGACCGAACTGAAATGCACGAAGCTTGGGATCTATGGTCATTCCTTCTCGCTTAACTAGGCCTGTTTTTTCATCTATACTATCGCCGGCACGTTTAAAAATATTTGCTCCACCTTTGAGTTGATCAAATCCAAGACTAGAAGCACCGATTTCATTTATTGGCAAATTTTTCACATCTACTACTTTGCTGACTCCAGAACCGAACAATGCGATATCCCCTTCATTTTCTTCATCTAAATTAATAGTGGCTTGATTTTTCTGTACTACTGTTCCGCCAGACGAATACCAATCGCTACTGGTTTTCGGAAACTGCACAACATACACATCGGTTTCGGTAATTTTTTCTTCAGTTTTTAATTTTTCTTCATTTCTGTTTAGTACTGCTGTGAGGCCATCTGCACTGGTTTGCAAAACTTCTGAAACTATTCCAAGACTGTTAGCATCGCCTGCAATTTTTAAATCGTTGTATGTGACGTTTATAGCATCTGAAAATGCCTGATGATTGTATGGAATGCCCTCTACTTTATAATTAGAGCCAGCTTCAGTTACTGTGAATTTCATCGACACCAGTTTCAACACAAAAAACTTAGGTTTAATTGAACTTATAGCAACTCCTAACTCATCAAATCCCTGTATGTCCATTCTCAGCACATACGGACAGTTGTCCAAATAGCTGAGATATCCTGCGTTTATAGCGGCGGCCTGCATGCTCTGCAGCAACAGGCCCATGGACTGAGGTTCTACTATATCAAAACTAAATTTTATAGCATTACTGTTACCGGTTTTTTCGTTAGCTCCAATAATGCTATTCATAACAAAATTATTGATAAAATATTCTGGAGCTCCAAATAGAGTATTCACCCGTTGGTCGTCAAATCTGCCACCAGAACTAAACACAATATTTTTTAGGTCGCCAGGACTGTTTCTATATGATTGGGGATTATTAAATTGCTTTGGAGTTAAGGCCGCTAATGTCCATAGGATCGTGCTGGTAGCAAAGTCTTCCATGGGATTGCTAACCAGTGCTGGTAATTTTTTTACCGCTGCCGAAGACACTTTTTTAGGATCAACCGCTATTTTGCTCTCACCGTCTTCGATAGGATCAGTGGCTCTAGCAACTTCTGATTCGGTGGTGCGAAAGGCCACTCCAACATTATATCCTGCAGCAGTGTCAAATGGAATTATTGGTGTGCCGTCAGGCTTTTTAAGTTCTAATATTCTACCTAGTTCTCTGAAAGCCATGTCACACTCCTAGAAACTTTGACAGGTTACGTTGTTTGGGAAGATATATGGCCGTACCTGGTCTAAAATCATAGATAGGATCTTTTATCACTGACATATTTCTCTGTACGAAGACCCACCAAAGTTTAGGATTGCCGTAGAGGTCAAAGGCCAATAGATCCGGTCTGTGACGATATTGATTTTCAATAATGTATCTTACGTCATCCGCTTCGGCCGGCACAGGTCGGATGTCTAATAGTTCTAGATAAAAATTATTTTGTTGAGTATTAGCCCAAGGACTCGACTTAGAATATTTTGCCATTAGATGTATCCCACTTGACCTTTTTCTCCTGCCAACTGGCCTCGACTATAATCTTGAAGACTGAATTTGCGCATTCTAGCTCTGGTATATACCGGAGATACGGTAACTGAAATTGTACTGAGTACTGGCACCCATGTAGTAGATCCAAATTCTTCACATTTCACATAATTAACATCGTCTTTGAGATCTACTGAAAAACTTTTTATAATTATCGGTGTGTTGTTAAACACGTTAGCACCATAGCCTTTGAGAATACAGATTATTGGAGGGTTACCGGCTAACT